AAGACAAAGTTAAGGTCATTGATGTTAACGAAAAAGGAGACCTTAAAGAAATACCTGAATGGGGATTTGATGGTTCATCAACAAAACAAGCCGAAGGATATTCATCCGATTGTTACCTTAAACCTATTAAACTTTATGTTAAAAGTGTTATCTCAGAATATTCTACAGTATATGTTCTTTGTGAAGTAATGGACAATAAAGGTAAAGTTCACGAAACAAATGACCGAGCAAAATTGGGTAAAGAAGATGAGGATTTTTGGGTTGGATTTGAACAAGAATATTTCATTCGCTCAGGTCATAACAAACCAATTATTGGGTTTAATAATGGTGGTATTATTGACCCTCAAGGAACATATTATTGTGGTGTTGGAGGACAAATGGTTGGAAGAAGTTTAACCGAACAACATTTGGATATGTGTTTGGAATATGGGATTGGAATTGAAGGAACAAATGCTGAGGTTGCTTTAGGACAATGGGAATACCAAGTATTTGCCAAAGGTAAAGTTCAAGCCGCTGACGATTTATGGATGTCTCGTTACTTTCTTTACAAAATTGCCGAGAAACAGGGATATCAAATTGAATTACATCCAAAACCTTTAACAACAGGAGATTGGAATGGTTCAGGATTACACACCAATTTCTCAAACAAAAGAATGAGAGAAACAGGAGGAGAAGAATACTTCAATTCAATCTTTAAAGTATTTGGGTCAAGAACAAAAGTTCATATTGAGAACTATGGCTCAGACAATCACTTAAGATTAACAGGTAAACATGAAACACAATCAATTGATAAGTTCAGTTGGGGTGTGTCAGACAGAGGAGCGTCAATCAGAGTTCCAAAATCTGTAGGTGAAACTTGGAAAGGTTATCTTGAAGATAGAAGACCAGCATCAAACGCAAATCCATATTGTATTCTTAATGTTATTTGCGAATCGTTGGAACTTGCAAAAGAACTTGATGATACACTCCATGTAATGTATGACGATATTGACACCAGTAAGTTAAGTGAAAAGTTTGGAACACTATCAAGTAATGATTTGTTGGAAGAATATAAGTATGACGAACAATATGAACTTGAAGAAGAAATGATGGAATCAAGGGCAAATGTTCCGTCAGAAGAAATTAAATTTAATTTAAAAAAATAATATGAAAAAAGATTGTATTTGTAATCCGTTAAATGGAGGTGATGGTAATTGTCAATGTAGTGTTCCTAAGGAACAAGTTAATCATCCACAACATTATGGTGGTGAGGATAATCCATACGAAGCAATTAAAGTTATTGAAGCATGGGATTTAGATTTTCATCTTGGTAATACCGTGAAATATATTTCAAGAGCGGGTAAAAAAGGGGCCGATAAAGAACTTCAAGATTTAAAAAAATCTTTATGGTATCTTGAAAGAAGAATACAAAATTTAGAAGATGCAAGTCAGACTCAGATATAATTCCAAACATAACTCAGGTGAAAAACCTTGGAAGTTAACCATAGACGGTTCAACTCTATTAGTAGATAATGTTAGATTCAATTGTCCAACAAAAGGATTTATTGAGGACATACCAGGAATTGGTGTTAAACCCCAAATTGGTTGTGATGCTCAGAGAATAACGATGGAAAATGAAATGGTGACAATAGAGTAATGGTGTTTTATATAATTGGAAGAGGTATTACTGGATTTTCAATATATTCAGAAAACAATGAAATTAGTTTGGGAGTACCAAACTTTGATATTCAAGTACCTATTGAAACCATTATTGAAACTCGTAATATTAACAATAAAATCACTCACAACGGAAAAATTAAGTTTGAAACAGACAACGAGATTGTTATTAAGGACAAAATTGCTTATATTAGATAAAAAGAAAAAAATATGTTAGAAACAGGAAAAATTATTAATGGGAACTGTATAGATGAAATGTCTAAATTTCCTGAAAACTCTGTTGACTTGGTTGTGACATCTCCTCCATACAATGTTGGGATTGATTACGATGTACACAATGATACAATGACAATGGAAGAATATTGGGATTTTACTAAAAAGTGGTTAACCGAATCTTTCCGTGTCTTAAAGAATGATGGTCGTGTTGCGATAAACATTCCTTACGAAGTTAATGTACAAGACCGAGGAGGTAGAGTTTTATTTATGTCTGAGTTTTGGTCAGTAATGAAGTCAGTTGGATTCCAATTCTATGGGTTAGTTGACCTTGATGAGAACTCACCACACAGAAGTAAGACCACGGCATGGGGTTCATGGATGAGTCCTTCAAGTCCTTACATATATAACCCAAAAGAGTGTGTTATATTAGCCTACAAGAAAGACCGTATTAAAAAGATTAAAGGTCAACCACAATGGAAGTCAGAGATGGTTGACATGGAACAAGAAGACGGAACAGTAAAAACCAAGGCTGTTTATCAAGAAGAAGATAAGAAAGAATTTATGTCTTTAGTTTATGGTCAATGGGAATATTTTGCTGATACAAAACAACAAACAAAGGCAACATTCTCAATGGACATTCCAATGAGGGCAATTAAGATTCTTACATATAAGAATGATATTGTTCTTGACCCATTCGCAGGTAGCGGAACTAGTTTGGTTGCTGCGGAAATCAGTGAACGCAGATGGATTGGAATAGAACTCAGTCCAAATTACGTTGAAGTTGCCAATAAACGAGTACAACATTTTGTTGATTTAAACAAACAAACTAAAATAGAATTTAAGTAAAAGGGTTTAACGACCCTTTTTTTTGTTTTATGGATATTTATAATTAAAAAACAAAATGAGCCAAATTATAATAACTGAAAAACAATTGGGACTTATTACCAATAAAGTTTTAAGTGAACAAAAATCGGAAAAAGGAACAATTAACGAATCCTTATTTAGTTTTGAAAATATTTTAATGGCAGCAGGATTTATTCCTGTCGTTGGAGAAATTGCTGACATTGCTTTAATATGTTATTATCTTTATAAAGGTGAAAAATTATATGCCGCGTTAATGTTAATTGCGTTAATCCCAACAGTTGGTGATTTTATTGCTAAACCAATTATTAAATTATTCAAAGGGAGTAGAGAAGGTACAATGGCAATGAAAGCTGGCGGTAAAACATTATCAGAATATTTGGCAAAAAACCCTCAGATGGCTAAAAAGTTTAGTAGTTTAGGTAAATACGTTAAAGAACCTGCAGTTCAAAACACAGTTAGAGGAATTGAAAAAGTTAGTCCAGGGTTGGCGTCAAAATTAAGAAGTGGTTTAGACATGATTACTGGTAATAAAGCTTTAAGTGGTATCAAGGCAGGTGGTAAAGAGGTTATAGCAGGTGGAAGTTTTAAAACAGGATTAAAAGATTATTTCCAAGGACAAAGATTATCTAAGTATTTTGAAAAACGTGGTGTTCTACCTGAAACAGGTATTAAAAGATGGTGGTTAAATGTTGGAGCAAGACAAGATAGAAGAAACGCTTTTAGACAATTTATAGCGGCTAATAATTTATTAGCTTATTTTGGAATACCATCTTTATCTACATTTGAAAATAAATTGTCAGATGACGCTGAATTTAGAAAAAAAATTGCGGAAGACCCAAAAACAAGTGATTATATCGCACAAAACTTTGAAAAAGAAGATATGGTGAAAAAACAACAAACCCCTGAAACTACACCATCTAAAGAAGAAATTGACCAATACATTAAAAATAGGAACTCAGGTAACTCTGCAAGTTCATTGTTTAATATGGGAAGTATTAATTTAAATAATAAAAACGGATTCTCAAACATTTTTAGTACAATGTTTGGTGGTACTCCACAAATGGCATAAAACAAATTATATTAATAAAAACATGGCAAAGAAAATTATAAAACTAAATGAAAGCGATTTAATGAATATCGTTAAAAGAGTTATTAAAGAACAAGACGAGAATTATAAAATTAATATGGCAATCCAATGTTTCTTAAATAAAAAAGGAGTTAAAGATGACAGTGGACAATCATTAAAATTAGATGGTAGTATCGGTAATTTACCTAACTCTAAAAGTGCTCAAGCAATTGCAAAATATCAATCAAGTATTGGTGTTGCTGATGATGGAGTATGGGGTTACGATACTAATAGTAAGATGCCACCAAAAGATAAAATAATGTACAAACAATGTATTTCTGACCACGGAGATTTATTTGATAAAGGAATGCATTTATTTGGGATTGACTAATTAATGAAAAGAAGAATAACGGAATCAGGAATACGTGATATTTCGGCCTTAAGAAAAAGATATCCTAAAGCAGAAATATATTTTCACCAAGATTTAGATGGTGTAACCACTGCAATTGCAATGAAGAAATACCTTGAAGACAATGGTATTGATGTAATTGATTCACATATTATACAATATGGTGACAAAGAATTTGCGGTTAAAAAACTTGATGCAACTGGTGATGTTATGCCAGTCCTTGTTGATTTTGCTCACGGTAAACCAATGTTCGTTATTCATACAGACCATCACGATAGACAAGCAGGTGCTGAAGACACTAAGTCAACATCATTCAGGTCTTCTCGTTCAAACGTTGAAACAATATCTCAAGTAGTATCTCCTAAAGAATTATTTCCTTCTTCGGACATTTTATTAATTAGTACTGTTGACTCTGCTGACTATGCTAAACATGATATATCACCTGATGAGGTTGTTAATTACATCTTTAGATTTGATAAAGACAAATCATTACAAAAGAATAAAATGTTAATGGGACTTGTTATTAACAAGTTATTATTAGCGTTTAAAAACAAAAAAGGTTTCTTAGAAGGTTTAGTTCAAAATTCTGAACCATCTTTATTGTCTATATTGACAAACATTAAAGATTGGATGAAAAAAACTAATTCAGCAAAACCTGAAGAACTACAAAAGAATGCCGAGGATTATAAACAATCTATGAAAGAGTTCCCAACGGTTAGTGATAACATTATCTTTCAATATGGTGGTGGTAGTATGTTTAAACCAGGTTCTTATGATAGATACACACCATTTAGAAACAACCCTGAAGCTGACTTTTTAATTATGGCTTGGCCAATGGGATTAGTGCAAGCATCTTGTAATCCTTTCAAAAAAGAAAGAGAACTTAAAGGTGTTAACTTGGGTGAGATTGCTCAAGAAGTGGTATCTAAATGGGAAGACCAATTAAAACAAAGAACAATTCCATTATCTACAATCAAATGGGTTAGTGAAACATCAGCTGGACCTGAAAGTGTTGGATTTACATTTAAAGACTTCAAAGCATTATATGGTGATAAATTTACAACCATGGAAGGTGGTGAAAAAGTTTTAGACCATATTCAAGATATGATGGAAACACCATTTACTGACTTAACAGAAGAACATAAAGAAATGTTAGATAAGATTGGTATCAATTCTTGGGATTTAATTCAGGCTAATTCAGGTGGACACAAATGTATTACAAACATATCTGGTTTAAATTATTTAGGTAGAGGTAAAAGACCACCTCAAGGACAATATAGATATGATTCTGAAAAAGAAGATTCGCCTTCAGTTAAGTTTACAAAGATGATTGCTCGTGAGTTTGAAAGAATATTAAAAGAAAAGATTTCTGAATCAAAATAAGTATTCAACGGTGTCACCAGGTTCAATACCTAATCCTTCACAAGAACCACCTTCAATTTCTAAAACAATATTTCCGTTACCACAGTAACTTCCACACATATCACCTTCACATGGAGGACAGTTGTGGTGTATATTAACTATTACATTATTTTTGATTATTATTATATCTAAAGGAGTAATACAATTTTTCATCCAGAAACATTGTTTATCTCCACCCATCAAAAATAATAGACCATTAAAAGTTTCATCAAACTTTTTACCCATCATGCCGATATATTTTGATTTTTCATCAATTAAGGTTTTGACATTAAAAATATTTTGATTAACTTTAACTCTCATAACTATAAATACAATGAATGCTAAAAGATACGTTGGAGTTATCGTTAAATGCGGTGACAAATTTTTAATCTGTAAAAGGAATGATGAATTATT